CTTTAAAGTCTGGTATAAATCTTTTAACAGACATAAAGAACTCACCATCTCCTCTAAGATCAGCAAGACCGGTCGTGCCTCCTAATGCGCTACGTCTAGCAGATATATCATAATCTCCAGATTTAATAAATGCAGCAATCGCTGTTGTACCAGAACTATTCACTTGATCGGTTCCGGTTTCATGAGCATAGTAAGTTGATGCTCCAAATCTATTTGTGATACCTTGAATATCAGGAAATACAGGTAAAGCTGTTTTATCATATTCAGTTGCATAAGGCACATCAAATACACCTGTGTCTACATAACTTGTTCTTGCTAATGAACCTGTTGTCCAAACTTGTTCTGCATAATTATATGTAACAACTCTGTCTATTTGATCTGATCCTGACTTTGGATAGAACCAATTTACTTCACCATATAATGTATTATGTTCTGCATAGATAATATCACTAGCATTAAAGTTTATACCTAAATTATCTCCATCAGTGTTAAATACAAAGTCTTCGACTAAACAAGGTAATGATTTTACTGTACCATCGTATGCAAAGAATCCACCTTCACCTGACATCCAAAATACAATACCATCAGAATAACTTAAAGCATGTTGACCACAGTTTGTACCAACTTGTTTTACAGAAAAAGTAAATGGTGGACCAACAAATTGAATTACATATGCAGAGCTATCTGTTAGAACTAAAGTATAATCTTTACCGGATACAGCTCCTACAATTTTATTTCCTTTGTCTAATCTAAAACTACCTGCAGTATTGACTGCAGTTGGTGTGTATGTATTTAAATCTTCTTGATTTGAAAATCTTATAAATAAGGGATCAACAGTTGTTGTATCACCTATCGTTGTTTCAGTTCCAAAATGAAACAAGTGTCTATCTCTATCTGACACTTGTGTTAATCTAGATGACGTTGGATTGTTTGTTGTTTGAAAATTTGTAGTTGTTGTTGACGCTCTAATTGTTCTTGCATTCGATGCTCCTGCATTCCAAGTAAATGTTTTACCACCTTTAATAGTTGCAACCAATACTTGACCAAAATTATCAAGACTCCAGAGGCCTGGCTCCAGAGTCACATCACTAGTTGTTCTTTCTGTTCCCCATGTTGACGTGCTCCAAGTATCTGTGCCCCAACCATAACCCGCAGTTTGAAAAGTTGGTCCAACTTCTACATATGGATTAACTGTTGCTGCACCTGCAGCTGTCATTCCTGTTCCAGACTCAACAGACGCCATTGTAATTGTAAAACTGTTTGTGGTTGCTGTTACAACTTCGTAAGCTCCTTCTGTAAAATCTGTTGTCGCGTATCCTGTAGCGCCTCCTCCAGGCAACGTTACAGAAGTAAATGTAAAATATCGACCTGCTGTTAAACCATGTGATGTTTTATTTACAGTAACTGTCGCTGAGTTATTTGTAGATGTAAATGTAAATCCGGTAATTGCTGTATCTAGTGGAGAAATATCATAAAAGTCATTTCCATAATATAAAAACAAACCTTGTGATGTTCCTATCGCTGCATATTTTTCACCTGCAATACTTGTCCAAGTATGTTGAGCACGTGCTGCTCCAGGTAAAGTCAAACTAGCCGCAGTTAATTGATTCCAACCACCTATTTTTTCAGGTAGTCCATATCGAAATCTAACAAAATCACCATCAACCCATTGAGACTCGGCTCCGGATTCTGTTATCATCTTGTTAAAACCAGGCTTGAAATTTAATTTCTGTAGCATATAGTGGAATATATAATAGTTTTGTAGAGAATGAAAGAGCAATATTTAAACGACATTATAAATAGAAACAATTTAAAAATAGGTGATTATAGTCTTTCTGAAGAATACGGCACTGAAAATTTTTGTTTTCTTTTATATTCTTTAGTAAAAATGCAAAGACCTAAAAATGTAGTAGAGTTAGGATGCGGTCACGGTTGTGTATCTACCATTTTAGGACAAGCTTTAAAAGAAAATAAAAAAGGAAGATTATGGTGTGTTGATAATCAACAAGATTGGCCACAGTTAAAACAACAGTTGGAAAAAATTGGAGAACATCATAATAGTTACGATGAGTATTTTAATTTTTTAATTAATAAATTTAAATTAAATGATTATGTAGTCTATAAAAATATGACTATTGATTTCGAATCAAATAATATTTTTAAAATTAACGATCCTATTGATCTATTATTTGCAGATGCGACATCTACTGGGCCTGTAGAATGTGCTTATATTTTAAATTTTTATTTAAGTAAAATGTCTGATTATTCGGATATTTTTATAGACAGAGCTTCTACTATAAACTCTAGTTTTATGACACTTGAATATATTGTAAATGCTTTACAAAAAAATAAAATTCCAAAATTTTTATTAAAAAATAAAACTGAATCTGAAATAGATTATCTATATAATTTTGTAAAAAAATCTAAATTTACTTTAATTCATATAGCTGAATCTCCAGAGAATAAAACTAATCATTATCAAAACAGTACCGCTTGGATAAAAATAGAACCTCTGGATATTGTTATTGGAAACAATGTTAAAAATTATTTATGATAAATACGTATAATTTATTTGCTGAACATGTAATTCATTGTAAAATACCAATACCTGTTACGCTTCATAAAAAAATTAATTTATTTGTAGAAAATAACTACGTTGAAGAAACAACAATTTCTTGTACGAAAGGTTTTCAATATCACAAAGAATTTGATGGTAAAAAACAACTTGTAAAACACTTAAATAACTTTTTAAAAAATAATTTAAATTTACAAATTTATTATTCTTGGTTAAATGTTCTAGGTAATAATTCATATAATAAACCACATTATCATTTAGGCGATACTGTAACTCATTCTGGAGTATTTTATCTTTCCCCTAATAATAACAATATACATTTTGCAAGAGATATAAATACTTTTGAAATAAAACCAAAACTTTTTGATATATTAATATTCTCACATAATTTATTACATTATGTTTTACCTGAAGATAGAACTGAAAAAAGAATTTGTTTTGCATTTAATTTAGAAAATATAAAAGATGTTATTAAAAGAAGCTGACATAAAATCTATTAGAGAAAACAAAGTAACTTTTATAAAAAAGTTTTCTTTATTAAAAAGAAACTATGATTTTAATTTACTAAGTCAGTTAATGGAAGAAAATACTTTAGTAATTGATCAAAAATCACGTATTGGAAATTTAAAAGATGTTTTTCATGTGCCAAGAGTAAGTGACTATTTAATAGAATTTAAAACATTTTTAAATTTTTTAAGTAAAATTTTTAAATATGAAAATCATCATAATGATGAAATAGATTTATTTTTTAGTTTTGTGTCTCAAGTAGGTGAATCTCATGTAGATAGAGAAGATGTTTTTATTATGGGTTTAAAAGGAAAAGTTATTTATAAAATTTTTGATACAGATGTCACAGAATATATTATTGAAAAAGGAGATATGATTTTTATACCAAGAGGTATAAAACATAAAGTAATTGGAATTACACCTAGAATTGTTGCAGCTGCTGGTTTTTTTGGTACAAGAGTATGATTATTAAAAATAAAGAAATTATTGATCCTAATTATAATAATTTTCAAGTAATGATGTCTTGGGAAAAACCTTATATGGAAAAATGTGCCGATATTTTAAAACCTCATGGAGACGTTTTAGAAATAGGTTTTGGCATGGCATACTCCGCTACTGCAATAAATAAATATCCACTAAGATCATATACAGTTATAGAAAAAGATAAACACGTTATTAAAAATTTTAACAAATGGAAGTTAAAACAAAAAAATAAAAAATTAAAAGTTGTAGAAGGAATGTGGCAGCAACAATTACCTTTTTTAAACAGAAAATATGATTGTGTATTTTTTGATGATTCTCCAAGCCATGAAATTAATCTCAATAATAATACTAGGTTTATATTATTTATAAAATTATTATTATTAAAAAATATTAAATATAATACAAAATTAGTTTCGTACGGTACTCGTCCTGTAGTGTTAAGCGGTTATTTAGCAAAACATTTTAAATGTAGATCACATAAATATCAAATAGATATACCTTATTATTGCCATTATGCTAAAGGAAAATTTATGTATGTAAATGAAATGATTTTTAGAAAGGTGTCATAACATGGATTATTTAGAAGCAATTGTAGAATTAAAAAATATAATAAACCCTGATTTTTGTAATAAAATAATATCTTTTACAGATAAAAAAGCTAAACAAAAATTAACCGTTGCAAGTGGATTGGATGTAAACAGAAGAAATGTTAACGGATATCATTTAAATTTAGAAACTCCTACAAATACGTTTTATTGGAATTATATAAAAAAAGAAATAGAAAGAAATTATATTTATTACAAAACAAAATTTAATAAAATGGCGAGTTCTAAAATTAATCAAATAGATTTATTAAAATATGGTGTAGGTGGAAAATATGAAGTTCATACTGATCATTATACAGATTCACCTAGACATCTTAGTATTATTATTAATTTAAACGACAGTTATGAGGGAGGAGATTTAATTTTCACTGATCAAAAAAATAAAGAAATTAAAAGATTTAAATTAAATAAGGGATCAATAGTATTTTTTCCTAGTAATTTTATGTATCCACATAAAATTGAATCAATTACAAAAGGAACGAGGTATAGTATAGTTTCATGGCTACAATAAATTTTAAAGTTATAAAAAATTTTCTTTCTAAAGAAGAATTAAATATTCTTCAAAAGTATTGCTATAACAAATTAGATCAAAATAAAGACTATAAAATAGACGTTCAATCTTTTTCCCCTGCTTGGTATCTTGATCCATTAATGCTTGGTTTACTTGATATTAAATTACCTATAGTGGAAAAAGAATCTAATTTAAAATTATTTCCTACTTTTACATATTGGAGATATTATGTATTTGGTGCTGATTTAAAACAGCATACAGATAGACCTTCATGTGAAATATCTGTTACTGCTTGTGTAAAAAAATATGATAATTGGCCTTTAATAATCGAGGGAGAAAAAATAGAACTAGATGAAGGTGATGGATTATTATATGCTGGTTGTGAACAAAAACATGGTCGTCCAGGTATATATAAAGGTGAAGGTATTGCTCAAGTATTTTTTCATTATGTAAATCAAAACGGTCCCTATAAAAATCATGCTTACGATCAAATAGTAAAATTTAAACCTGAAGAATAAAATGTTAGAAAAAACGGTCAATATAACTAATTTTATCGGAGTGTATGATAATTATATCACTGAACAAGATTGTGATAAAGCTATAAAAATATTTGAAGATCAAAATAAATTTAACAATACCATAAATAGAATTGCTTTTGAAAAAGCATCTATTTTAAAAAAACAAGATCAACAGTTTTTTGCTGTGCCTGGAAATATGAATATATGGTGGGAAGAATTAAAATCTATGATCTTTAACTTTGATATAGCTTGGAATCATTATCAAAAAAATGTAGGTGCTTTAGAAGGATATGGATTAGATACTTTTCATTATACACAATTAAAAATTCAAAAAACTTTACCTACAGAAGGTTATCATGTTTGGCACATAGAACATGGAAAAGGATTCGAAATTGAATCAAGAGCTTTTGCATATTCTATTTATTTAAATGACGTTAAAGAAGGTGGTGAAACAGAATTTTTACATTTTTCTAAAAGAGTTAAACCTAAAAAAGGTAGAATAGTAATTTGGCCTGCTGCATTTCCATATTTACACAGAGGTAATCCACCGTTATCTGGTGAAAAATATATCCTAACTTCTTGGATGATGCTTAGATAGTGATAAAAATAATTGATAATTTATTAAGTAAAAAAGATTTAAATATTATTCAAGATTTTGCTTTAACTAAAGCATTTTATACACCAATGTTTTTTGAAAACTCACCAGAAAAAACTAAAGAATATCATTATGGAAATAGATTTTTTTTAATTAAAAAACCAGAAATTTTAAAATTATTAAAAATAAATTGTGAATTAAAATTCAATATTTCTATTAAAAAAATAAATCCTAATTCAGGGATAGATCAACGTAATTTAGATCATTTTAAACCACATATAGATACTACAGCGGGTATAAGAAATATATTATTTATGATTTCAGGACCTAGAGCTGTTACAAATGGAACTGTTTTTTATACAGAGGGTAAATTAGATATTCATGTAGGATTTAAAGAAAATAGAGCAGTGATGTTTCCATCAAATATGTATCATTCACAACATGCAAGTAAGTTAAAAAATATAAGAAGATATACTTCTACTTTATTTATAGAAGATTACGAAGAATAAGATGTAGGTCGAGCACCTAATCTAGCAATTTTTTCTTCCGCTGTTTCGTCATCAACATTATTGTTGTCCCAATCAGCTTGTAATTTAGATAAATGAGCTGCATCCCATCTAGTAATAAAATCTTGAAAATCACCTAAGTTAGCATCTTCCCAAGTAGAGTGTGGAGTTTCATCTCTGTATTCTACAGTATCAGAAGCAACCGCTGTTCCATATTGAATAGCCCAGATGTTTGAAAATTTAGCTTGTCCCCAAAAATCATTATCAACAATATCGTAATCACCAGCACCATCACCACTTTGTTTTATGATTTTTTTATCATCAAATATTACTGTCCATTGTGCGTTTGTTGCCATAATTTCTCCTACGTCTTAATAATATAAATAATTGTTAAATAAGGTTGTAAAACTGAAGTTGAATCACCTGTAAAAGTTGCACTCATATTGTGAGAGTGACCCGTACCAGAACCTGTTGAACCTGAAGTAAAAGGATCACCTGATAACGTGTGATAACCTCTTTCTACTGATGAAGGATAAGGTCCAGGGGGTTTTCTTGATGGAGTAGTGTGAGTGTGCGCTGCAAGTTGCGCTGTTGATAAAGTAGCGTTGGCTGTAGAGCCTCCCACGTTTCCAGTTGATTGAACTGTGTTTGCACCACCAGTTGATGCTAAAGCTTTAGTTCCAGATTTACCCATTGCTACGTTGTCTTGTAGATCAGGTAATCCAAAAGTGGATGCTCCATCTCCAGCTCCGTAAGTTGTACCTATGATCGCAAATAGTGCAGAGTAAGTCGATCTTGAAACATTTGCTCCGTTACATTCTAAAAAACCTGTTGGCACTGAACCAGAAGACCACGGCACAATAGTTGCCGTAGGAATTCCCTCGATACCTGTAAGGTTTGCTCCGTCGAAATCGTATTTTGTAGCTTCGTAATTTGACATATTCTATTTCTCCCTGTAGCTCCAGCCTGTTGTTGCGTCTCCAGAATAAACTAAACTGAAACCAGCAC